TCTCCTAGAGTATATCCGTCTCACCTATGATTCTCAGGGTGGGTCGGAAAAAGCTCGAAGAGGTGTCGCTGTTCTGCCGGCTGAAGAAGTTCTGTTCCTTGTCGACTTTGTCGACACGGTAAAGCAGATCTTCTATCAGTCGTCCAAGCAGGGGATTAATTTGTCCTTGGCACGGACCGAAACCCTGAAGTTCATAAGGGAATTCGGTTCCGCATCTTGGGCTCTTTGTTCCGCTGCTGAACGCCTAATAGTCGTCAGAGAGTGGCTTGCTTTCAGAGCCGGTGAATCAGTCTCGGTTCAAAGCGAAGGAGATCGTAAGATCGCTAACGCTTTGTTCGTCTACGCCACTAACTTACGTGATGGAACATTTAGAATGTTCCCCGCGAGCTGGTGGCGCAAATATAGGGAGACCAACGGAAACGTTGGTGCCTATGACTCGAGTCTGATCCATTGAGGGGACCTAGGCGTGGTTTGGTTCCATTTTATCAACCACTAAAAGAAAAGGAGTGGTCAATTGGCCATTACCATCAGTTCCCCCGTAACCGGGGGTGCCCAGACAGGTTTCACCTCTCCTACCTATACGCTGTCGGTCGATACTGCACCGACAGTGTTTGGGAAGCAGTGGGCTGTAACCGCCTTGGGTGGCACGCAAGTTGGAGTCAGGGTTCATGCTGCATCGGACCCCTTCACCTTCACGTACGTGAGGCCAGCGACCTATAAGGTCCTGGGGAAGCCAAACCCCACCACCGGGCTATTGCCCAACGTGCCGAAAAACACCCATCTCGTGATCATCCGAAAGGGTGCTCTCCCGATGGCTGCTCAGCCGTCGTCTGTCGCTCTCTTAAGAGCGGCATTCGATATTCCGGCTGGGTCTGACACGGCGGACCCGGCCCAGCTGCGAGCGATGATTTCGTTGCTCGCTGGAGTCCTTGCCCAGGCTGCTTTCAGCTCGGGCATGGGCGACACGCTGGTGTCCGGCTTGTCTTGATGCTCGGAGAAATCCGTGAAGCAGGACAAGGGTATCCGCAGGTGGTGGTATAGGCTTCTATCCATCGCACTGATGGTGTTGTTGGTAGCGATTTCCGGTGCGGACTCTTGTCGAGAGTTCGTTCGGAATCTTCCTTCTATTCTTCGCTACCTCTGACCCATCTTCGGAGATACAACATGCATGATTATGCTGCTGTGTTTCGTCACCTTCAGGCAGACTTGCCCAAAACAGACCATATGCTAACATCTGATATGAGTCTGTCCGAGGCGAGAGCCTTATGGTTGAAGAGGTCGTTCCTCAAGAAATTTGAGGGTGCGATCTCTTCTGAGGCGGACTCGAAAGCGCTTCATTTGTTTCTTACAATGAATGAGCGCTGTAGAGTCTTCGCTCTTAAGCCATTTCGGCTCTTCCAGGAGGAGCTTATTGGAGAGGTCAAAAACCGCTTCGATGAGTTCCTCTTCCTCGGTCCAGAACTGGCTATGGACCTTTCCAGGATATCGGAAGGTTTCATGACCGGCCCTGGTGCGAGCCAAGGGGCTGTTTCGGACAACTTTTATACAAAGTTGTTCGATAGCAACCTGACTCACACGAGCAGTCGACTTTACCGGGATTACCGGTGCGCCATTGCTTCCTGGCCTACATGGACTCACGCTGAAATTGCGCGTCAGACCCATCGTTCAGCCAAAATGGTGGAGGGTAACCGTCTTTCCTTTGTTCCAAAAACGTCAGAAATATCGCGTACAATCTGTACCGAACCAAATCTGAATATGCTCTTTCAGAAAGGTATCGGTGCCTTCCTAGAACACCAACTACTGAGGAGATGGAAGATCTCCATGTCTTTTCAGCAAGGGTGGAATAGGTGGCTAGCACGCCACGGCAGTGTTGATGGGTCTTTTGGTACCATCGATCTGTCGAGTGCGTCTGACAGTGTGTCGCTCAACCTCCTACGCGAGATAACACCGAGTTATTTCTATCGGTGGCTCTTGCATACTAGGAGCCCGGGAGTCGTCCTTCCAGACGGTTCCTTTGTAGAGCTGCACATGGTGTCGTCCATGGGGAATGCTTTCACGTTTCCTTTGCAAACGATGCTATTCGCGAGCATAGTTGTGTCCTGCTACAAGATTCTGGGTATTACACCCATGGCTTGTTCCTCACAGAAGAGCAATTTTGGAGTATTCGGCGATGATATAATTGTCCGAAAGGACAGTTATGATTTCATAACCGATGCTCTGAAGCTGTTCGGCTTTGAGGTGAACGTCGACAAGTCGTTCAATACAGGGCACTTCCGTGAATCTTGTGGAGGTGATTACTTTAGGGGACACGACATTCGTGGTGTCTACCTGAAGAACCTCTCTACAAGTGCTGACGTTTACTCCATCATCAACCGTCTAGTACGGTGGAGTGCGGAGTCAGGGATCCTTGTCCGCGGC